CATCATCTAACCCCATACGAGGCGCAATCTTTATCTCTAGTCCTGCTTCCTCAAGCATCTCTAGTCGGCTTTTTCCAGAACCTAACTCTCTTACCCTAACGTCATGAGGCAAGATATGCTCTGCTTTTGCATAGTCATTGTCCTTAATCCACTTAACGTAGTGGTCTAAGCCTACGCCATGATTCTCGTAGTAGTCCAGTAATCTGACCTCAGAGCCTACCAACTGAGCCACCCAGATAGACGTAGAGTCACCCATTCCCAAGTCCCAAGCAGTAAAGGTACGGCTCAGTTCCTCTCTGGGAATCTCTTGCATATGCTTCTTGTCTTCCAGTTCGTTCAGGATTTGACCATAGTACGAACCTTCTACAGCAGCGTCAAAGCTACACTCAAACTCTTGGCGATACTTATCCTCACCCATCTCATTACGAGCAGCCTTCAGTTCTGTTTCATCCACTACCCCTGTCTCAGAGGCTTTGAACTCAAGCAGTCCCCATCCTTCTTCTTTCTCTGCCCTGTCTCGCAGTTCTTTGAAGTGGTTGTGTCCCTTTGGTGTACCAATGAATAAGCACCAGCCTTTTCTGTCAGCTAGTGCAGGTCTAACGATGTCAGTCCAAATCTTAGGATTTTGGTCACCAATCTCGTCTAGGATAACTCCATCGAACCATTGACCACGCAAAGAATCTGGGTTATCAGAGCCGTAAAGTTGAATCCTTCTTGTCCCAAAGAAATCAACTCTCAATTCAGATATGTTACTTACAGCGTCTAACGGCTCTACATATTTGACCAAATAGTCCCACGCTACACGCTTTGCTTGACCATAAGTAGGCGCAATATAAGCATATCGAGCCATTTCATGCTGATTGTTTACAGCCTCTCTAATCAAGTGATTTAAAGCAGAAACTGTCTTTCCAAACCTTCGGTGTGCAACCACAACCCCAAAACGCTTGTTCTCAAGCATTTCATGGATTTTTAATTGATGAGGTCTTGGTGTGTAATCAATCTGGACTTCTACTTCTTCCATGTGACTACCATTTTCATAGGTTTATCACTATCACTTCCAACTTCAACAGCAGAAAGTCTTGGGTGAATATATGGCGCAGCATCTTTGGCAACTCTTACAGCAGCTTCTTTGTCGCCACTTTGGTAGAAGTCAATCATTGATTCAATCATCACCTCTAATGGGGTTAAACCCATCTCAGCGCATTTTTCTGCGATTTCTCTAGTCTTAGTCGTAACGCTACCTACTTTGCGTCCTGCGCCAGCCCTAGCACCACCACGAGATGATTTTGTTTGATTATTTTCAATTGTCATTTGTATGACCCCTTATGTATCTAGCAATTGCCTCAAATACTTCTGGATTGTCGCAATCTGACTTTATCCTATTTGCTTTCCACGATATTACACGAACATTACCTTTGATGTAACCTTTTGTATTAACCACTTTATCAAGTGTTGGAGTTGCGTCACTCTTATGCCCATTGCCTTTAGATGATAGTTTTATACCAAGGACGCAACACTCATCAGGTATAGCGCAATCATCAACATCAATATTGAATGGTAGATTTGCTCTTTTGGCTCTGTTCTTGGCCTCTATCCAGATTGTTCTAGCTGGATTTTTATAGTATCTGACCTTACGCCACTCAACCCATGTAGGCTCTTGGCTATAAGATTTCATGCAAGGCTTACAGTAGCTTCCTCTGCCAGTAAGCGATGCTTTGTTTAAATAGAATTCAGATGGGTCTTTGTAAGACTTACATTTTGAACAATGATGTAACTCTTTCCCATCTTTAACAACTACACGCTGTTGTCTTTCCATTCACATTCCTTTCGGTTTGTGAATATTTTATCATAATATTCTAAAAATATTACTTATTTCATCCTGCCCATCTTTTTAGCAGCTTCAGCCATAGCAATGGCAATCGCTTGGTCACGGCTCTTTACAACCTTGCCACCTTTGCCAGAGTGGAGAGTACCTTCTTTGTACTCACCCATTACCTTACCAACTTTCTTCTGACCAGCTTTTGTCATTTTCATGTTGTTCACCTGTTGTTTTCTTACCACTTAACCTTGTTAGCCCAATATGCTGCACTCATCTTACCCTTGGCAATATTCTCTGCGTGACGAGCCTTAAATGCTTCGTTACGCTTACTGCCATCAGGAGAGCCTTTTACGCCTTGTTGACCAAAGCGAATCAGCTTTACATCCTCACCAGACTTAGCCAATACAGCATGAGACTTGGTTGGGTGGTCAGGAGTCTTCTTAGGCTTGTTATAGCCAGAAAACTGCTCTGAGCCTCGCTTAATCATTTTTTAGGCTTCTTTGCTTTGTTCTTTGCAGTACGCTCACCACGCTCAGGCATGGGCTTAGTCTTCTTCTGCATAAGTTTCTGCATCATCTCCAGAGCCTGTTGATTCGTTGTTCCCATGATTTTCTTCCTCGGTTATTGGCCCACCACTAATCCATGCCTCACAAGTCCTCTTGGAAGCACACTTAAAGTCAAAAACTTCACAATAGCCTAAGTCACCAGCATCAATGACTTCCCATGCGTCCATCTCGCCATCCATCTCCAAGCCACTCTCAATGCAAGCAAGCATCTTAGGGGTTTGGATAAATGCAGCGCAGTTACCGCAACGAGACTTTTTGGCTTGTTCTGGGGAGTTTCTCCATGCTTTACTGATTTCACGCCAGTAAGTCATGTTGGCTTCGTTGGGATTCATTGGCCCGTAGTTCGCCTTCTCAATCGCCTTCTCACGATTCTCAAGATTGACAGCAATATCACCTGTCGCTACTGGACAGGCTTCGCCCTTCTTCTCTTGGCTTTGAATTTCAATCTCAATTTTTACAGATGGCTCAAGTAATCCAGACATGGTTGTCCTCATGGAGTTTGTACCATTATCTCACACAAAAAAAGAGGGTACAAGACCCTCTAAGAAAACCAAATGGCAACTTGGTTAAGCCATTGTGCATATTTTTTTCTACTTTGCAATCTTGTGTGTTTTTATAGCAACTTTGCAAGGGTCTCATTCAAAACCGACATTTCATCCTGCTTATAGACTGACCATATCCTAGCCTGACCATGAATCCCATTGAAGCTACCTTGATGGCAGTCCTTACAAAGTGGAATACACAGGTACTGATGATGCTGCTTGATGTGGTGTGCGTCAGAAGGCGCAGACTGACCACATACCCCACAAGGCATCTCTTTAATCCTTGCTAGGTGCAGTCTTTCACGCTTTGTAAAACTGTTATTCAATTTCTACCACCTTATCACCTCGTGACTTTATGTAGTCTTTTGTTTTCTGAATGTATCGCTCAAACTCACTTCGAGGAATACTGGACTGTTGCAAGTCTGCGAATTCAATCAAATCACGACAGGCTTGGATTCCCTCTCCATCAAGCACAATACGCATTGTTGTGCCATAGCGTTCTGCTGCTTTGTGGAGGCTTTCTTGCGCCTTCTCGCAGATTGGCAACACTTCTGGGCCTACCCCTGCTCTGCCCATCGTTTCTGACAGGTTTAGTACGTCCACAAGAGTACGCCAGTCATGGATAGTTCCAGCACCTTTAGTAATCGCCTCAAGTGCGGAATACTCCATCATTCGGAGTTTGTCCAGCTTCTCCCTGTGAGTTATCGATGCACCCACTATCGCATGATTGATTGGGTCTATCAGATTCCACATCTTGCGTTTTGTTCTTTTTCTCATTGTCTCTACCAAAAATAGCATCCCACCGATTAGAGTATTCTTCATTGCTTACCTTAAATGGTCTTGGTGCGCTTCCTTTACCCACGTTTACCTCCATCTATTCGGTTTTGCTTTAGGTGTACTCCTGTGATTTTCTTTAACCAACAGGACTGGCACATCCACTTTTGACCATTCTCAATACCACCCTCTGGTGGTTTGTCTGTATCGCACTTACTGCAGAGCTTGAATCTATGGGTTGAGAAAGTAGCACCCATATCAATTTGAGGCATCATGTGTTCTTCTCCTTGAGTTTGGCTTCAATGTCTTTGGCAAAGTCATCCATCCATGCGCCATAAACAATCCGCCATTCAGCAGATAGTAGTTTCAAATCCTCGTCCGTCAGCCCTACCCATGTGCGCTGTGGTGGGGTGGTGTACAAGCCAACATCACCATCTTCTGGTTTAAGGCCAACATTTACACGCCAATCTTTTGCGCCACCAAGTGCGTTGCCCCGCATTACCAACAGTTCTGTAGGACTAATCCACGCCACAGGCTCATCCTTCACTTCTAGTTTTGGTTCATAAGACACGATAAATGTTTCACCTTCTTTTTGTTTCGGCAACATTGCAGGCACGCCTTCATTCCATACCACAGGCTCATCCTTCGCTTCTAGTGCGGCTTTAATGGCGGTGATTAGTGCGTCTTGGTCAATGTGTTCTGCGCTGTATCTGTCATCTGGCACTAATTCCACATACTCCAATGCAAGGCGTAATGCAGTATCTTTGGTCATGTCATTCCTAACTTCTTTAAAGCAGCCTGTAACCCTGCCAAACCACCAACTCTTTGGTCATTGATGAATATCTGTGGCATCTGACGAGCTTCTGGATAGTTCGCAACAAAGTTAGCAAACCTGTCACCAGTCTCAACGTCTATCTCTTTGTATTCAAGATTCAAAGACTGGAGTAGATTCTTTGCTGTTACGCAATTAGGGCAGCCAGATTTTGTGTAGATAGTGACGTTCATGCTTGTCCCCTTGCTCGGATTGCGGTGGCGCACATTTCAGGTGTAGGCCAATCGCAACTTGCTTCTTCGCCTGTGTAAACTTCTTCGCAAGCCACGGCACACGCCTCACGCTCATGCTGTGCTACTAGCTTGGCAAAGTCATTCAGTTTCGCCATGATGACTGGCGCAATCAAACTATCAGGCCAATCAGCCTGTTTAGCCATCTCAATGATTTCATCTTTAGTCATACAAAGACTTTATGAAGTAAACCACCAGCGACCAAAAAGTCGCTAGTGAAATAACAATTAGTTTCCAAGTTGATTTATTAGACATCTCTCATGTCGTATTCAACAGATGCAGAGTGGTCTGCCTCATCCAAGATGTGCTTAGATAAACGCATACAGCCTTCTATCTCAAGTTCTTTATATTGTTCAGCAGAGAACAGCCCAAGCACACTTACCTTCTCGTAAATAATGTCTTCAATGTTCTCACCATAAATGCCTTCTGAATCTGTGTCGTATTCCATGACAACAGTAACTACTACAGAGCCTTCACCAACAGTTGTGTCAAATTCGTATTTCATTGCTTAATCCTTAAAAGTACCCTTGCGAATTGCTTGGGCTGATGCAAGTATAGCAAACTAAACACAATATCTACTAGGTGTTTATACCTACTCTGTAGTTTTTACGCCAAGACGCTCACTTGCTTGCTCACTTCTCCAAATGTCAGCTTTCATCTGGGCAGCAACAAGCATCCACTTTAATGTTTCTTCTTTTTCAATGGCAATCATCAAACCTTTTAGCAGGTCAGCGTATTCGTAATGGGCATATGCTTCACGCTCTTGAGCAACAGCAGAATCTATCCCTCTAGCCATTGCATCCTTCATCAACAAAGCCTTTTTAGTCTTGCGGAACTCCTCAAGGTAGATTCTTTGTGCTTTAGCTTCCGCATATTTGCATGAATTTTCAATGATGTACTCAATGGCTTTGTAAGGTGCTTTCATTCAAGACACTCCTTGACGCAAATATCCACACCAGCTTGACTTGAGTAAACCTTAGTCACATGGATATTCACAATCTGCGAATCATCCTTGTAAACAACACCATTCATTCCGTCTTCTATGCTTTTTAAAATATTGGAAGCATCAGGTTTTTTGATTGGTTTTTCATCACCTTTAGCAATGGCCTCCAAACGCTTTTTTGTAGCAGATGCAGGGATTGGCACTCGGATGTATAAATAAAGGCTTACAGGGGTCTCTAAAGGCTCGGAAGACCCCATTGCTTGCTTTGCTGAGTCTTTAATCAAAGATTCGTAAGTTCTGGTTTTCTCAGGTGTGTAAGTTTGGACAAAGTTTCCACGCTTGGCATACCTTGCTCTTTGCTTACCAACAGGGTTGCCATCAACCTTAAATGTGACCATGAATGTCATTCAAGTGTTCCTTCTCGCATTTGCGCCATATAAGCACTTATTCTGTCTCTAGCACCAGTCCCATAAATTCGTTCTGCTCTTTCAAGCCTTGCACGAATCAGGTCACGATTCTTTGACCATTCCCAATTACGATAGAGTTCTCGAGCCTCTGCTTGCTCAAGAATTACCCTATCGCTTGGGCCTTGAATATTTCTTCTACTCCAAGTCACCAGTCAATTCCAATGCTTTGTTTATCAGGTGTATCGGAAATGGTACGCCTTCACGCACCTTGTCTAAAAGTTTCATTGCTTCATAGTGGCTCATGCTTTAACCCTCAATTGAGCCATCTTTGCTAATACTTCTAGCGGAATAGGCGCAGCCTTTTTTTCATCAGCTTTAATTTTTTCCAATGCAGGGTCAGGCTCATTCTTTGATGGAACTGTGAGCCTCACAATGTCAGCAGGATTAGCTTTCTGTGCTTTTGTGTTTCTCACCCAATTACGCCAAGTGGCATCCCAATCAAGCTTCACACCTTTCTGACCTGGTTGAGCAATCCAATAATCTTTGAACTGTTCAGCAACCTGACGCACATCAATGTCTGGTCTTTCTTGGCTTGCCCATTCACCCATTGGCTTAGTAAGAAACCAGTCTTGAGATAGGCGTGAGCCTTTCTTGTTCTCTTTAATTGGTTTATGGTTAATGGTTAATGGTTTATGGTTAGGGTTATTTTGGCTATCATCTGGCAACCCAGAAATAACCGACTGGGTTTTCTTTGGCCTACCACCTAGCTTCCCATTACGTTGATTTTTCTCTGCTTGCTCATGGTAATCCTTGATTTCCTTCTCAATGCGTTTATGCACCCATCCTGTTTTACCTTCTTTAAAGAAGTCAGATAGCACATTTTGAAGAGATAAAAACTCTATGTCTGAACCCAAACGTAACCTACGAGAAACCACTTGGGTTTCTAAAGGAATTGGATTCTCATCAAGGTAATACCAGTCAATCAGTTGGCGATAAATACCATGCTCAATTGTTGATAGATGGCTTGTATCTTTCCGATAGTCGGCAATATTGAACTTATAGTAGTGCATAACTGTCTCATGTTCCAATTCTCCCAAAAGAAACTGCGGCAGGAGGGGAGACTTCTCTTTTCGGTCTGCTCATGACTTCAGACCTAGCCGTGTTTCAAATTATTGTATCAAATAAATTGATTGTTAGTGATTTCTTTTTTACCTTGTTTGCCAAGCAATCGAGTAGCTTGTTGTTTCATCACAGCATACTCAGCTTTTGTAAAGATTCCGTAAGTCTTGATGCCACAGATGATTTTTACATTGCTGTCTTGCTTTTCTATTTCATTGTCAGCCAAGGTGTATTGAGCAACCCAATGTCTGCCTACCTTGACCTGCTCTGTTGTCAGCTTGCCTTGGCTACGCAGTTGCTTGGCTGTTGACAGGACTGTAGCTTGTGGCATACCAGTCAGGTTAGCTACTTCGTGTGAAGTCAATGGGCCGTTCTGGAGGGCTTTGATTACTTGTGCTTGAGTCATTTAAACCAATCTGGTCTGAGTTCTTTGAGTTGATAAATGCGTAATGGAGGAATTTTCTTCCAATGCCAGACGGCAGCCCTTTTTATCCCGAGGATTCTAGCAAGCTCACTCTGTGAGCCAGCAAGTTTGATAGCAGTTTGTTTATCCATTTCGCAAGTATAGCAAAGTTAACAAAATACAACACTAGGGAAAATACTTAGAAAATAATTGTTGACCTGTCTGTTTAGTTTGCTATACTTCACTCAACCCGCAACAATTCGTAAGCGGGCAATTAAGGAAAAGCAAATGAAAGAAAAGTTAATTGAATGGACACTCGCTGTCATCATCTTTGGCGGTATCGGTGTAATGTTGGCATGGAGAGGCTGAGATGAACACACGATTCTTAACTCATGTGCGTAAGATATTCAGCACCTATGAAGCCCCTCCAGAAGTCATCAGAGCCTATCAAAAGCAATGGGTGAAGTCTGTACGCAGACTAGGTGACAAATGGCTTGTAGCCAAGAATGTTGAAAGACTGCAATGATTACCAGAGCAGACGCTATCAAGGACTTGTCGCATGGTACTTATTGCTGCTACTGCACCAACCCTAAGACCTACGGCTCATGCTGTGGAGAAAACCACTTCGTACCTTTCGAGGATTTATACGAGGAAGACAAAGAAGCAATGATTGAAGATTATTTAAAGGAAGAATGAAATGTCAATTGAAGCACTACTTAAGTTAAATGTTAACGAGCATACTGAAAAGAAACAAAACCTAACCTACTTGTCATGGGCTTGGGCATGGGCAGAGGCTCTCAAAGCAGACCCTAAAGCCACCTACAAGGTAGAGATGTTTGGCGAAAAATGCTACATGGAGATTAACGGCACAGCAATGGTCTGGGTGACAGTTACTATGTTTGACAAGCCAATGACCTGTCAGTTGCCAGTTATGGACTCAAGCAACAAAGCAATCCCTTTAAAGGGCTATACAGCAGTCTCTAAGTATGGCAAAGAGTATCGAGTTGAGTGTGATGCATTTGCAGTCAATACAGCCATTATGCGCTGCATGACCAAAGCACTTGGTTTGCATGGTTTGGGTCTATACATCTATGCTGGTCAAGACTTGCCAGATGAAGATGCACCAATAGAAAAGGTAATCATTACACCAACACAAGGTGCAATGGATAGCATCCCAGAAGAAGAACAGATTTATCTCAAAGAGTTAGCAATGGAATTGATTGACCTCTGCGAGAAAGAAGAACCTAAGAAAGCTTGGGTAAAGTTGGAAGCAGAGAACCTAGATGCTGAACAAAAGATAGCATTGTGGACTTTGCTTCCTAGTAAAGTAAGAAGTGCTTTAAAGAAAGCTAAGGAGTTATAAATGGAATACAACAATGAAAACAGAGGCGCTTTGTTTAAAAACGAGCGTAGGGATGACGACAAGTTTCCACACTACAAAGGGTCACTAAATGTAGAGGGAGTGGATTTCTGGATTAGCGCATGGTTAAAAGAAAGCAAGGACGGCTCTAAGTTCATGTCCTTATCTATCAAGGCTAAAGATCAAAAGGAAGCCAAAGCACCTACTAAGCGATCTGTACGAGACGACTTTGACGATGCGCCTTTTTAAAGTTTAATGTTTACGGGCAGGAAAGCAGACAGCAATGTCGGACGAATGTTAGTACTGCCCACCTTAAGGAGAAAATAATGGATGATATTTTTGACAACATGAAGAAGTCAATGGACAAATTCTTTGGAACACCAGCATTTAAGTTGGCACGAAAAGACAGCCCAGAAACCTCTGTAGAAGCAGCGCAAGCAGTTGATAGCACCAAGCTAGAACAAATCGTCTACGAGGCTATTAAGGGCTTTCCTGATGGGTGTATTTCAGATGAAGTACTGGAAGCATTGCCAGAGCATCGTTACTCATCAATAACACCTCGTTATCGTGCTTTGCTAGACAAAGGCTTTATTGAGATTACAGGGACTAAAGAAGGACGCTCTGGAAAGAAACAACGAGTTATGAAAGCAATTAAATGAGTTACGCAAAAACAGAAATGCTTGTTATCCAATGGGCTGAACAAAGGAAAATTATTCCAAATAGCACTCCATTGGCTCAAGCAATTAAAACAACAGAAGAAGTTGCAGAGTTGCTAAAAGCATTGAGCAAAGGTGATCTTGAAGAAGCTAAAGATGCTTACGCAGACATACTTATTACACTTATAATAGGCTCTGCATTGTTAGATGTTGACCTTGTTGAATGTTTAGAAAATGGCTACCAAGTCATAAAAAACAGAAAAGGGCATCTAACAAAAGATGGAATTTTTGTGAAAACGGAGTAATTATGCCAATGCCATTTCGAGATAAAACTGGTCAAGTTTTTGGTTACTGGACTGTCTTAGGATTTGCTGGTAGAGATGGCAGAAATGCAACAGTTTGGAACTGCAAATGTATTTGTGGAACTGAAAGAAATGTTGTTGTCGGAAGTCTAATGAAAGGCAAATCTAAGTCTTGCGGTTGTCAGCAATATAGATTGTCTGCTGAAAAACATACAAAACATGGGTTAGCTGGAACGCCAACTTATAAATCTTGGCACGCAATGATTCAAAGAACACAAGGTAAAGGAGGCCATCAATCTTATGTTGATAGAGGCTTTACAGTTTGTAAGCAATGGTTGGAGTTTGAAAAATTTATTGCAGATATGGGTATGCGTCCAGTAGGAAAGACACTAGACAGAATTGACAACACAAAAGGCTATTCAAAAGAAAACTGTCGATGGGCTACACCAGTTGAACAAGCAAACAATAAAGACACAACTAGATATGTTGTTGTGGATGGTGAAAAAATGCCAATTATGTATGCTTGTAAAAAATACAATATAGGAATTAGTTGTGCAAGACACAGGTTACGAAGTGGCAAAACTGACCAAGAAACTTTTAAACAATAAGAACACTAAGTGCGTGACGAATATGCTTTTCTCGATCTGCTAAACCTATAAACCCACCATTGATTTTTTTTGTCATGCCTTTGTAGTCTTCAACATCCGCAAAGTTATTTAGCTTATGGGTGTTCCAAAAAAAGCCAGCAGTAAGAGCAGCATATTTAGGAGTAGACACTAAGTCAGGATTCATAACAAAGTCTTCTCCTAGTGCTTGTCCTGCGTGATAGTACCCTGCATGACCTGTGGTTTGGAAAAGACCTCTGCCTCGAAAACGAAAGCCATCACCAGAAGCCTCATCTCTATTTCCCATACGATTGGCATAAACAGAGTTAGCAATCTTTTTAGGGTCACGTTCGTATTGTTTGGCAAACTCTAAAGTTGGGAAACGCTTGGGCCACACCTTCATCAAAGTTTCCGCACGATAATTTAAGTTTTCAACAAGCATCTTAAAGTTACCGCTTTCATGTGCAGCTTGTCCAATAAAAGACGCTTGTTGAGCAGGTGTAACAATATTGAAACGATCAAAGGTTTCATTAAGAGCATCAACCCACACAGGGTCAATGTGTAGCTTTTTAAGTTGTTCAGGACTTACCATTTAACAAATCTCTCATTGAGTTATACGAGTCAACACAAGCATTTAACGCTGCTGTGTTCTTGTCCCCTTGTGCAACTATTTCTGCGATGGCATCGATGGTTGCTCTTTCGGCATCAGAAGCTGTGTCAGTCTGTCTGTCAGGTTGACTGGTTGCTTTTGTATCTGCGCTGGTAGTGGAGGAACTTGTGGCGGTTTGTACGTTACTTGTGGGGCAGAGGCGCAACTTGCCAGCACGATTGGCAACAGCAAGAGCAGTAGTTTTTTTGTTGATAGCATCGTTAGCCTCCTGTAATTTCGCAGATTGTTGGTTTAACTTCTCACTCATGTTTTGCTCTATCTGACGAGCCTCCTCGTTCTTCTTGGCAATGGCTATTTTCATGTCGTTATCACGCTCTAGCCATCCATAGTGGTGACCTACCCTGTAAGTCCCAAACAAGGATATAAGAACACCAACGATCAACCAAGGGAGAGGAATAGGTAACATCAGTCAGCCTCTTTTCTAGCTTGTGCTAATTGCTCTCGTTCTTCATCGTCCTCTAGCAAATCTGGAGGAGTAGTCGGAGGAGGAGGAGGAGTCCACGATTCATCTAGTTCTGGATTCTTCCAAACAGGCATTGCACCAAATGGTTGACTAGGTAAACCATAAGCAGATTGTGGAGGCGCATAGGACGAGTTAAAACCACCCATAGAGCCTTGATAAGCCATTGGTTGACACATTGGTTGCATTGGAGGCTGTGGCGCACCAAAAGCCTTTGCTGCTGCACCTGCTGCTCTCTTGGTCATCACGCCACCAATACCACCTACGATCAACAACACAATGTCGTTTAACATCTTGGTGTACGCCTGATCAATCGGGGCCATGCTCTTGATTGGTTGCGTCACAAATGTCACAGAGTACAAAAGTGCAATCACGATAAAGCACAGGATACAAGTGACCACAACGACCACAAAACCCCACACACGAACTTCAAATTCTTCAGTTGTTAGGTTTGGCTTCTGGCTGGACATCATTTACCTTTTTCTCCAAGATTGGGGCAACCAGATATTCTGGACATTGTTGCGTAAACAAACACTTAGGCTTCTGACATTCCTCTGCATGGAAGAAGTCTGGATTCTGGCACTTGTATCGGTATCTGTCTTCACAGCCTGTCAACAAGAGGAGAAGTAGTAAATATCTCATGCCATTACATCCACTTGGTTAACCTTTACCCAATGCGTCTTAATCTCTTGCAGTTTCTGCTGATGATCTGCTTGACGATTTAACTCTGCTAACCTTTGCATATTCTGTTGGTGTATCACCCTATGAGCCTCCCATAACATCCTAGCGTTCTGTGCATAAGTAGTGACTTTCATAATCCAACCATCCCCAGAAGTTTAGCTACGATTTTGTCTGACAAGTCATCAGGAAGAAACTTGAGAAACCCAATAACGTACCACGCAACGCAAAAACGTATGAATACTTTGAGAAACAGATCAAATTGTTTCTGGTACTCATTCACCGCCCACACCGCTTGGTAGTTGCACAGAACTCAACCATCTCATTTATGCCGATACCAACAAGAAGTAGAACGAACGCTACTCCTCCAATAATCATTGCCATTTCTAGTTGCTCTTGCTCGGCTTGCTTGGCTTTTTTTTCCTCAGCTTTTAGTGCGCTAATCTCTTTAGCGTCTGCCAAATCCATCTCTGCTTGACGAGCCTTAATCTTGTTCCAGACGTCAATCTTGCCAGTCTGCATGAACAACATTTTTAGTTCTTCTTCAAAGGCTCTGGCCTGCTCTAAGGCCATCTCGATTTGAAGCGCAGTACCCATGTTGCTACCCTTCTTGTCACGCTTGGCTTGAAGCATGGCTTTAGTAGCAGCACTCTTGGCATTGAACATCTGCCCCAACATAGGCGCAAGCCCACCTAGGTCATTAGCTACCTTACTAGCTTTCTTGACCATGCCAATGGCTTTTTGTAAGCCATCTAGCGCAGCAATCGGGTCTATCATTTTTTATCTACCTTTTTCCATTCAATACAGTAGACTTTCCTGTTGTACACATCGCCAACCCAAGCCCACTTAATACATCTGTACTCAATAGATACAGCTAGTAAAAATTCTACAAATACCATGTCCACACAATGATGTAGACACACCAAACAATCGTTGAACAAAGAAGGACTGCTGCAATAAATGCCTCAGTCCATTCTTTCATTTTTCTTGCTCGTCAGGTTTAGCGTTCTTCTGTGCAATCTTTAAGTGCTGGTGCTTAAAGTAGATGTTCACTATCAAACCACATATAGCAATTACAACACCAGAGATAGCAGCAAACTCGTTAGCCGTTAGACCAAAGATTACTGCTGCACTAGAGCCACCATAGGTAGCTGCTGACGCTATTTTTGTTGCTTCGATTGTCATGGTTTTTCAGGATAAGTTACTGTCCAAGGAAAGCCCTCTTGCGCTGTTACATCACGCAATGCTTGACGATATGTAGCCCATACAGCTTTGTCAACAGGTGCATCCTCAACTTGTGTCCAATCACATTCAGCTAACTTAGCATCACGAGTAGCACGAACATTCTTAGCCTGTTCAGCATCCTTAGAAGCCTTGTAATCTGCCTCATGTTCTGCTGCTGTGGTAGTTACACCATTCTCAACAGTATCGATAAAGGTTGGGCCTAACACATACTTTGTGTACCACTTACCTTCAATCTGCTCAACACCTTGTGCTTGAGAGTATTGGTAAACAGTTCCACCTGTAGCTTGTGCGCCTTCAAAGACTACATCAGCACCCAAAGCCTCTAGGACTTCAGTTGTTGTTGTATCCCATGATGCGCCACTATTGGCTTTTGTGTATGCACGAAATTCACTTTCGTACATGACTGCGCCTGTTGTTCTAATTCGTACTTGCATTTTAATTTCCTCAAGCAATTGCTAAAAAGATGAATGTGCCACCAGAGGCATTGATAGCAGATGGTGCAGTTGAACTAATCTCAAACCCTGCGCTGTATGTGTCAATGTAGTCAGTTGATGTTACTTCTGCGGCTGTGCTGTTCAAAAGCAAGTAAGGGTCATTGCCACTCACAATTCCTCGTGCTGAGTCCCACACATACCAGTCACCAGTTGAGTCTGTGCGCTTGATTAGGACAAACCTTGCGCCACCTGTGAAACCACAATTGACTTGAAGTGTTGTTGCTGTTCCTGTGTAGCTTCCTACTTTGGAAACACCTGCGCAGGTTGCAAATAGGTAGGCAACATAAGTATTTCCACCTTCGTTGCTTTCATCAGCATTGCCTGGATAAAAGACAGTCGCAGTAGGCGTTGTGTCAACAAAAAATGAATCATTAGCAACAGCGGCAGTCGTGTTTAATATTAGTTTTTTGTTTACCCCAAATGCACTTGAGTAAACTCCCCATGCTCGGGCGGCCCCTGTTCTTGTTTTAAAAATCATCAATTCAGGCACAGCACCCAAATTGTGGTTTAACGTAATGTTGCTTCCCGTCCCTGTATAACAAACCACATCCATAAAGGATGGCGCACGACCCACAAAATAATTAATTGTGTTTACTGATGTGTCGTTTACCCTACCATAAGTATCAGCAGAAAGACTAACGCCAGATTGATTCCAACTAGTTACTTCCGTGCTATCGCCTTGGGCACTTGTTGTTTGCGTTCTAAGAAACTTTAAATTTGTAATGCGTGACAAAACAATAGATAAAGACGATGCAGGGCCAGGATCGCCTGGAACATTTCTGTTTTGCGATAAGAAAAAGTCAGGAACAAAACCAACACCTGATATTGATGTTGCCGTACCTGTGCCTGTTCGTGCTAATGGGTAAAACACACTTGTCCCACTCGTAGGCACTTTCATCGGGCCTTTACGAATGGCTATGTAGATGTATTCTTGGTCAGGGAGATATGCGTATTGCATCTCAAACCCTGTTGCAGTCGGAACCCAAAGACCACCAACGCCATTTTGTTCGGCAGCACTTGAATCTGCTGCCAAATAACCACCACGGGAATAATTCATCCCACGCATACTGTCTTCTATAAGCCAACTATTTCCGCTAGTAGTTCCCTTTAGCATAACCCATTGAGGCTCATATCCAAGATTGACACTAAATGTGCCACTTGAATTTGCGGTCACAGACCCACAAGAAATCACATTGTCTGTACCAGTTAGACCAAATCCTCCTGCGTTGTGGGCAAATAGGTAGGCGACATAAGTACCGCCAGAGCCGTTTACTTCATCATTGCCACTCAACGTAAATTCTGTTGAAGTTGGTAAAGTGTTATTCCATCGTGATGGCGTAGTGGTAAATGCCCCATCTGTTGCATTTAAACGCATCATGTAGTCTTGTGGTGATGCGTTCATTGAACGATGGTAAACAGCCCAACCATTAGACGCATCTGTGCGCTTCACAATCATGCAAGCTGGCACAGAACCTAGCGAATGGGCAACAGTCCTTCCATTTGTCCCATTCCCCGTATAAGTCACAACATCAAAGAACTTTGGTTGCTTGCGGAATGTCCATGAGACTAGAGTGTTTCCAGACCCATTACAGGTGTAACCGCCATCTAAATTAAAACCATTGGAATTAAATGCCACCAAACTGTCACCAGCGTCTGAACTGGCATTAGTAGCATTTGAAATAAGCCGAAAAGTTGCGCCCCTGTTTGTATCAAACAAGAAATGATTGTCTGCTTCACTTCTTTTCTTAATCCAAACCAACCCGCCCTCACCAGACAAGTCAATGCCATTGGTAATGGTCTGTGTAGAGCTGTTGCCTGTGTAAAGCCACGTTGAAAATACTTCCTCAATGTAGTTAGGAACAACAGGAACACCACCACCAAAGGCATCATAAGAAGCTGCACCGCTAGTTGCTTGTAATGGCATAGGATTAAGCCTTAAATTGTGTGTTGCTTGCCAAGACTGTAAATGTTGCGCTACCTGTCTTGATAATCAAATAACGATAACTATCAATACCACTAGCATTACCAGCAGTAGGCTAACGATGCTATCAACAAAAAAACTACTGCTCTTGCTGTTGCCAATCGTGCTGGCAAGTTGCGCCTCTGCCCCACAAGTAACATACAAACCGCCA